CGTTGTCAGAACAAGTAACTAAACTTCAGGCAATGGAAAAAGATCTTTCTCAAAAAGAAGATGCAATTAAAAAACTAAAGAAAGATATTGAAGTAATCTCTGGAGAAGTTATTCCAACTATGATGCAAGAGATGAATCTTTCTACATTAAAATTATCAGACGGATCTTCAGTTGAAGTTAAACCTGTCTATGGTGCCTCAATATCAGCAGCAAAAAAAGAAGAGGCATTTAACTGGCTTCGTAATAACGGCTTAGGCGATCTTATTAAAAATGAGATTACTGTTTCCTTTGGTCGTAACGAGGATAACAAGGCAGCAGATTATGCTGTCCTTGCACAAGGTCAAGGGTATCAACCGACCCAGAAGTTAAAGGTTGAACCAATGACACTTAAAGCATTGGTTCGTGAGCGTCTCGAGTCTGGGAAAGAGATGCCCACGGATCTATTTAATGTGTTCGCAGGAAACAGAACTAAAATAACAAGTAAATAGGAGAACGAACGATGAGCAAAGAAGAGCTAATCAAGAAAAAAGAAAATGCACTAGCAACAAATGTATTTGAAGCTGATGCGAATATGGGAATGGATAAAATAACACAAGAAGATCTTGCGTTACCATTTCTTAAAATACTTGGACAACTATCTCCAGAAGTAAACAAAAGAGATGGCAAGTATGTTGAAGGTGCTGAACCTGGAATGATATACAATTCAGTAACAGGTGAAATCTTCAATGGTGATAAAGGTGTTAATATTATACCTTGTTACTACAAATTAGAGTATGTCGAATGGAGAGATAGAGGTAAAGATGGATCTGGTGCGCCAGTAAACATTTATCCTTCTTCTTCAGACATCATGACCAAAACAACTAGAGGATCTGATTTCAAAGATAGATTATCGAACGGTAACTATATTGAAAAGACTGCACAACACTTTGTGATTGTGGCAGGAAATGTTCCTACTACTGCTTTGATTGCCATGAAATCTACACAATTAAAGATTAGTAGAAAATGGAATAGCATGATGCAAAGCATAAAACTCAAAGGAAAGAATGGAATGTTTACTCCAGCTTCTTTCAGTCATCAGTATTTATTGAAGACTACTCAACAATCAAACGATAAAGGAACTTGGTTTGGTTGGGAAGTTAGTAAAGTAGGTCCCGTAGAAAATGCTGATCTTTATCATCAAGCAAAAGGTTTTGCTGAAAGTATCTCTAAAGGAGATGTTGAAGTAAAACATGGTGAAGAACAAACAGCAAGTGATTCTGCACACTACTAATAGAATCCTAGGTTGTGGGCGTGGAAGCGAGAGTGGAAGCGCCCATCAAAAATTCGCATGGAACAGAAATTTGTACAGATATTTGACGGTTTAAAAAGAGATTATGGATACGCAGAAGTTAGTAATGGTTACAAAGATTCAACAACAGGTAAGTTTAAAGTAAAACACGGTTGGGCAGGTAAACAACTAACATCAACGGATTATCTACAACATCTTAAGGGTGAGAAATCTATTGGCATACAGCCTTGTGATGACAATGGTTTTGTTAGTTTTGGTGCAATTGATATAGACTCCAAAGCTTATCAAGATTTTAGTCCAAGAAAATATTTAGAGATTATAGAAAAGAATAATTTACCTGTCATACCAGTTAAATCAAAAAGTGGCGGACTTCATTTATACATTCATACAAAAGAAAAAGTCAAAGCTAGTTTTTTAAGAAATTTTTTAGACAAACTATTATATACATTAGAATTAAATCCAACAACAGAAATATATCCAAAGCAAACGGAACTTGGAACAGGACCAGATGGTAGTTTTACAAATGGTAATTTTATTAACCTACCATACTATAATAAAAATGAACGAGTTGCATTAAATTTAGATGGCACAGAATTTACTTTTGATCAATATATCAAAGTTGTTGATGCTAATTTAAAAACAGAAAAAGAATTAAATGAATTTATTGATGCACACATTAGTAAAATTCTTACAGGTGGTGCAGAAGAATTTGCAGATGGTCCACCATGTTTGCAAGCAATATCAAAAACAATAGATGATAGTAACAAACTACCCGATGAAAGAGATAGATTCTTATTTAATTACATGGTGTTTTGTAAAAAGAAATACCCAGATCTTTGGGAAAAAAGAGTTTTAGAAGGTGCAAGAAAATATATTTTATATGATGAAGAGTGGGGAGATAAAAAAGTATTAGATAAAATAAAATCTTGGCGTAAACCAACTGCAGGACATTTATGTGATCAAGATCCAATAAGAAATTTTTGTATTAAATCTGAATGTGCAAAAAGACAATTTGGTTATATGTCAGATAAACAAAAGAAGTTTCCGCAGCTGTCCGCTTTAATTAGAATAGATTATCAACCTGAACCAGAATTTAGATTTACTGTAAATTTTAACGATAAACAAGATGGGGAAATGAGTAAACAAGTTGTAGCTAGAGACATAAATTATTTAATGGACATGGAAAAATGTAGAAGACTGATTGGTGCACATACACCTATTGCTCCACCAAGAATAAAACAAGATGAGTTTCAAACTATTATAGAAAATTTAAAAGAAACAGAGACAGTACAACCACCACCTTTAGGTACTTCTCCTAAAGAATTGTTACATAAATATTTAGAAGAACATATTAATGGTGTACCTGCAGTAAGTGCAACTTCATTTGGTAGTGGATCTATTTTAAAAGAAGATGGATTTGCATATTTTACTATGGATGTTTTTTTTAATTATTTAAAAAATAAAGAATGGAAAATGAAATTTGAAAAGACTGGTAGAATGTTAATAGAAGAATTTAAATCAGAGTTAGGTCATTTAAAAAGATATCCTAAAAAAGATACAGATAAAAAATCACACAATCCAATTCGTTGTGTAAAAATTCCTATGACTTTCTTTGAAAGAGAAGAAGAGGATGCAGAAGAAATGCCAATGCAAGAAAAAGATAATATTCTATGATAAAAAAATTTTACGGTCCTCCAGGTACAGGTAAAACAGAAAAATTAATTAGGAGAGCATTAGCTTATATTAGAATAGGCACACCAATAGAAAGAATAGGGTACTTTGCTTTTACTAAAAAGGCAGCTATTGAAGCTAAAGAAAGAATGTTAAATAAAAATAAACAGTTTCAAAAAAAAGATTTAAAATATTTTCAAACACTGCATTCATTAGCTTTTCATACATTAGGTTTAAAAGAAGAAAATGTTATGCAAGATTATCATTATGATGATTTAGGTAAAATATTAAGCATTAGTGTAAAAGCAAAAAGAGATCTAGACTCTTCACCTTATCTAACTTGTGACAATGAATACTTTCAAATTATAACCAAGGCTAGAGAAAAAGACATAGAAGTTTGGGATGAATATTGTACCGGTGAATATGGTAAAGATATAAGACCTAACATATTAAAACATGTTGCACTTAATTATTTAAAATACAAAAAAAATAATACCTTAATAGATTTTACAGATATGATTCATCAGTTCATACAAAAGAAACATTTATGTCCTCAATTTGATGTAGTATTTATTGATGAAGCTCAAGATCTATCTCCAATACAATGGCAAATGTTTGATATTTTAAAATCAAATACAAAAGATATGTACCTTGCGGGAGATGATGATCAAGCAATCTACGCTTGGGCAGGAGCGGATGTAGATAGATTTATACAAGAACCTGCAACAGAAGTAGTTTTAAAAAAATCAAGAAGGGTGCCAATAAAAGTTCAAGATATATCTAATATTATTGTAAGTAGAATAGAAGGCTTACGAGCAATTAAAGATTATCATCCAAAAAATGAAGAGGGAAACTGCATAACAATTAATAATATAGATAATGTAGATCTCTATAAAGATAACTGGTTAATACTTACTAGAACAATTGATAAATCTATTAAGATTGCAAAAGAACTTAGACTTAAAGGTTTATATTTTGAAAACAAATATATCAAAAGTTTTAATTCAAAATTATATAAAGCAGCTGTTTATTATTCAAGATGGTCTGAAGGACAAGAACTAGATTCTACACAGGTAGATGATGTTGAAGATTATATGTTAGATAATAATTGGAATGAATTGTTACCTTGGTATGAGGCTTTTGATAAAGCTAATAATGAAGAAAAGAATTATATAAGATTATTACTTTCAAATAAAGAAAATTTAAATGAAGAACCCAGAATAAAAATATCTACGATTCATGCAGCAAAAGGTGGTGAATCAGAGAATGTTTTGTTGTTATTAGATAATGCTAGAAAAATAAGAGAAGCTGTGGTAAAAAGTAGTAAAAAAAGAGATGAAGAACATAGAGTATGGTATGTGGGAGTAACACGTAGCAAAAGAAATTTATACTTGATGAGAGCAAAAATAGAAAGGTATGGTTATTATTTATGAAAAATAAAGATACATTTAAGATAATAAATGAAACTTCTGAAAGAATTATATACGACTCATTAAACAAGCAGGTAGATGGAAAACATTATTCTAAAATGAAAATTCAACCTGCAGAATTTATTAATGAAAACAAATTATTATTTGCTGAGGGCAATGCTATAAAATATATTTGTAGACATCAATCAAAAGGAAAAGAAAAAGATATTCAAAAAGCAATTCATTATCTTGAAATGATATTAGAAAGAGATTATTCGTGAATAAAAAATTAAAAGTTCTTGATTTATTTTCTGGTATAGGTGGCTTTGCATTAGGCTTAGACTCTACAGGAATATTTGAGACTGTAAAATTTGTTGAAAAAGATAAATATTGCAAGAGAGTTCTACAAAAGAACTTTCCTAACATACCAATAGAGGAGGATATAAAAAATGTCGAAGGAAAAGAAGGAGACGCAGATGTCGTTGTGGGAGGGTTCCCCTGCCAACCAATGTCAGTCGCAGGTAAAAGAAAAGGAACAGATGACGACCGCTATCTCTGGCCAGAAATGTTTAGACTCATTAAACAAATCAAACCCCAATTCGTTATTGGGGAGAATGTGCAAGGAATTATTAACATCCAAAACGGCATGGTACTCAGACAGGTGCAAGACGACTTGGAAAGTGAAGGTTTCGAAGTCCAATGTTTCCTTATTCCAGCTTCAGGCATCGGTGCTTGGCACCAAAGGTACAGAGTCTGGATTGTGGGCCACTCCGAACACAATGGATTACTTACCTCCAAGATCGAAAGAAGGAACACTGAAACTACAGCAGGGACACAGGAAGGGCAGAACCAAACCATCCAATCTGAGAGAACAAGTGGATTCAGAAACGATGAAGATGTATCCAACACCGAACGCAAGGGATTGGAAGGACTCAGTAAACAAAGTACCACCTTCAGTGGGCAAGACTCGGGGACACAGTTTAGGTCAACGAATAGCAGCAGATCAAGAGAAAAGGATGTATCCAACACCACAGAGATCAGATCATCTAGCAAATCAATCGGAAACATTAGAAGCTTGGAAGAAGAGAGCAAAACAAAAGAAAGAGGAGAAGGGAATCAATCTTCAGTTCGCACTTCGTCACGCAGTGCAGAAGGAAGAGGAAGAGAAGAGAATGTATCCAACACCGAGATCATCGGGACAGGAGAATCCAGAAACATTGATCAAGAGGAAAGGAATCAAAGCAGCAGCTCAACACAATCTAACAGCAGCAGTGAAGATGTTTCCAACACCAACAGTGGGATGCGAAGAGGGTGGAGAACAATCGGAGAGAGTGGAGAGGACAAAGTCTGGAGGTTTTATTCTGAGGAAGAAGAACAAACCCGAGTCGACATTCGGAGCAAAACTATCAGACGCGATGTTATATCTGGAGAAAGAGATGTATTACAGTCCGACGACGAACGACGGGAAGAATGTAACGTTTCCGATCAGTCAAAAGAACAGATCGTCGATAATTGGGGACATAATACGGATGGACAAAAACAAACCTGGTGGCAAATTGAATCCAACGTTTGTGGAGTTCCTAATGGGATTTCCTATGGATTGGACAAAGACAGAGCAAACAGAATAAAAACTTTAGGTAACGCAATAGTTCCTCAAATAGCAAGAGAAATAGGATTAGCAATAAAGAAAGTTTTATATGATCATACCAAGATTTGAAGCACAAACAGAGTGGATTGAACCAGAAGAATACCCAGATCTAAGATCTTACGATGAGATTGCAATTGACTTAGAGACAAGAGATCCAGAATTAAAAACAAGAGGATCAGGTGCTGTTATTGGTTTAGGTGAAGTCGTTGGTATAGCTGTTGCTGTACCTGGTCGAAAATTTTATTTTCCAATCGCTCACGGCTCTGGACCCAACATGGATAGAAAGAGAACCTTAGAATGGTTCAAAGACATTTGTGGATCTGATGCTACAAAAATATTTCATAACGCAATGTATGACGTATGTTGGATACGCAAATTAGGTATAAAAATCAATGGTTTAATAGTAGATACTATGATTGCAGCTAGTCTTATAGATGAAAATAGATTTCAATATTCTTTAAATGCATTGTCTTGGGATTATCTTGGTCACGGTAAATCTGAAGCTGCGTTGAACGAAGCTGCAAAGTCAAGAGGATTAGATCCTAAAGCAGATATGTGGCAATTGCCTGCAATGGAAGTTGGATCTTATGCAGAGAAAGATGCAGAACTAACTTTTGAGTTATGGCAAATATTTAAAAAAGAAATTATCTATCAAGATATTGAATCTATTTTTAATCTTGAGACAGATCTATTTCCTTGTTTGGTTGACATGCGTTTTTTAGGAGTAAGAGTAGACGTTCAACGTGCTCATAAATTAAAGCAAGACCTAGAATACCAAGAAAACCTCCTACTGTCACAGATAAAAAAAGAAAGTAACATAGACGTTCAAATATGGGCAGCAAGATCAATTGCCAAAGTTTTTGACAAATTAAAATTACCTTACGAAAGAACTTTAAAAACACAGGCACCATCCTTTACAAAAAATTTTTTACAAGAGCATCCTCACCCAGTTGTTCAACAAATAGCTAAAGCTAGAGAGATAAATAAAGCTCACACTACATTCATTGATACCATAATTAAGTACGAACATAAAGGTAGAATTCATGCAGAGATAAATCAAATAAGATCTGATGCAGGTGGTACAGTTACAGGAAGATTCAGTTATAATAATCCAAACTTACAGCAACTACCGGCACGGAACAAGGATCTAGGACCTATGATTAGATCTTTATTTTTACCAGAAGAAAATCATACATGGGGATGTTTTGACTATTCACAACAAGAACCAAGACTAGTAGTGCATTATGCAGCTCTACATAAATTTCCAACTGTATATGATGTTGTTGATGCCTATGAAAATGATTCATCAACAGACTTCCATCAAACCGTAGCTGACATGGCTAAGATTCCAAGATCTCAAGCAAAGACAATTAACCTTGGATTATTTTATGGAATGGGTAAAAATAAATTACAAGCAGAATTAGGAGTATCAAAAGATAAAGCAGCAGAATTGTTTGACCAATACCATGCGAAGGTTCCCTTTGTTAAACAGTTAATGAACTCGGCCTCTAATCGTGCACAAGAACGTGGACAGATCCGTACACTTCTTGGTCGGTTATGCCGATTTCATTTATGGGAACCAAATAGTTTTGGTATGCACA